TCCCAAATCTCCCACACCTCGGCAGTTTTGAACAGGTCTCCAACGTCCTTGGCCTTCTTCACGTCCTCATCATCTACCGAGTCCAGCTTGATCTTGTTACCGATCTCTTCGCCGAACTTGTCTATGCAGTCATCGCGGGTGAGCCGGTGCCTGAATGCTATTGCAGTGACTTCATCCCACGTCTTGGCTGCACAGAGGATGCGGAAATCGTCCCACTGGACTCGCTCACAGACAACTTGCTCCCACTCAATCTCTTCGTACTGCTCAGACTCTTGGGATTCTTCGTCGCTTCCATCCTCGCCCTTGGCCTCTTCGCCGCCGACCGTGCGGATGTCGGGAACGTACCGCACCCGTGACACTGCACGCCCAGGCAACAGCATGGACAAAACATCTCCCTTGAGCACTGCATCAAAGTCATAGGTATCCTGTGCGAATTCAAGTGAACGGGTAAGGACTTCACCCACAGCCTTGCCAAGCGGGTCTTCGTCGGAGTAGCGTCGGCGTGCGTCAGGCTGGGGGAGGGAGTTGTAGACAGATTGCCGGAGCGTTTCGGTATTCGTCCAGAGGATGTTGAACGTGTTGGCTACAGGCTCCAGCGGGGTGTAGAGCTTGTAGACGCGCTTCACGGCCTCGCGCCATTTTTCTTCGCGCTTGTCGGCCAGCTTAAGCTCCAGCTTCCAGCGGCGTGCTACGGCATTGGGGTCTGTACCTACGTCCTCGGCGGTCTCCAGCGAGTTCGCGCCTACGGTGTCTATTGCGTCAGCCATCAGTCTACGATGTCGCCGAAGATGTAGAGGTCAGCCACCAGCGCACCTGTATTGCCAGTCGTTAGAGCAAATATAGGCGTAGCCGTCTGCACGTCTGTAGCCAACACGGCAGCATTGGTTAATTGCACTATTTTGTTAGCAGCAGACAATGCAACAAAGCTCTGCGTCGCGGCTACAAGCGGCGTTCCTGCCTTAGATGCTGCCGGGTAAATCCCGCCCAAGCAAGCCACGCCGTATGCACCCGATTTAGTCAGTGCCCAGATGCGGGTCGGGATGTACTTCGCAAAATTCCCGTTCATCGTGAACGCCTGATCCGTGGTTAGAGTCAGGTCTGCATTCTCCAACTTGAACAGCAGTTGCTGCCCTCCTACACCCTGCGCTCTAAGGCTCATATTCCGTCACCTACGGTCACGCGAAACTTGCCCACCGCTGCCGATCCTATGACGCTCAACTGAGTGATACCAGGCGGTATGCTGAATGTCTCCACAGTGTTACCGAGCATGTGGCATCCGTTGTCAATCGTCAGGCTGGCCGATGTGCCGTATGACCATGCCACACTCGCTGAACCGTCTACCACGATGCGCATAGTGCCGCCATCGGGAGATACTGGAGGGATAGTCAGTTGCTGCACCGCCGCGCTGATGGTCAGCACGGTCTGCACAGTCGGTGTAGTGCCGGTTGCGCCTCTCGGCTGAAATGGTGCCGTGCTTGCCATGGTCAATCCTCTCGGTTTCGGCGCTGGTGCGCCATTATTTCGTTAAATGTGCGGTTTATCGGGAAGCGCGGGGCTTCGACTTTCGGGATGGGCTTTTGCCACGGCCTAGACATGCAGCCATAGCGCCAGTCATCTGCCGCATGATCTTCCATCTCGGTGTCGATGTCTTCGGCCTTGTTCTCATCGTGCTGGAGCAATGGGATAGTGCGTATGCTATCGGTGCAGGTGCTGAAACAGTAGATCATGGGTTGATCGTCTATGCCCTGAAAGCGCTGCCGCATCTGATCCCACCCGTTGATTCGCTGATTGTCTGCTCTGCGCCAAAGCACGCCGGCCAGTAACATGCGCTCGGCGATGCTCGGGCCACCGTTAACCTTCCAGCATGATGGGTCTGCCACCGAGTACGCGAACTTCTCGCCGTTGTCGCGCCGGACTATTCCGGCTGCGACTTTCTCGGCTGTGAGTTTCAGCCCCACGTTTGGCTCTGATGCCCCGTACCATTCCCGATAACGCACTATCGCGCCCCTCGGAAAGTCCGTGTCACCCTCGGCAATCGCCCACCAGCCCACGCTGAACGGCCTCGCGCTGCCCCAATCGAATGACCGGAATCGCACCCAGTCGCGGGGAATGGTGAACGGCTGAATAACGTGCTTGTCTCGCTGCCAGCAGTCAAAGAACGCGCCGGCAACCACGTCCCAATTCCCATCCAGCCACGCCTTGACCAGTTCAACAGAGCCGGAGGACTTGAGCAGTGCGATGTACTGTTTGTTGTCGCGCAGGTATTTGTTGTCAGTAACCTTGCTTGGGATGAATACCCGCGTCAGCCCTGTTTCTGGGTCTGTGTATGGGTGATACGGTGGGGCGCAGTCGATAAACCGCGCCTTGACCCAGATATGCCCCTTGCCGCCCGGATTGCCTGATGCCCTGATGCGCCCATGAATCCCTGATGGGCTACGCAAACACGCCTTGAGCCTGTTGTAGCCGTAATGCGTTGCGTGGTTGGTCAGTTCATCAAAGCCAATCCACGTGTACTGATGGCCTTGATACCCTTCGGCATCGCGCTCATGCTCAAGATACCGCATTTTGAGCGTTGCACCGCCCGGCCAGTACCAGCAATTCGAGAATGGAAACTCGGCACTCGCAGCCGACTTGTAAACAGCACCGGTCGGCGGGTAAAGCTCCCGCGCCCGAATTTGCAGCTCTTCCAGTTCGTTGAACGTCTTACGAAAGATAATCCCGCGCCAAGCTGAGCCGTACCGCACATCGCTGAGAAAGTCGCCCAGAAGATAATCTGATTTTCCACCGCCACGCGCGCCACCAAAGAAAAGCTCATCAATGAACTTCGCGGTGATCGCACTGCTCTGAGGGCCTGCCTGCGGTTCCCAGCTCATATTGTGGATAACTTTTGTACTCGCCCGAGATTTTTGACACTTATTTTAGTGCTCATCTATGAAAATCAATCACTTGATGATTTGCCTATTTTTTAGGCGTTTCGCCAATTCCGTGCGCCCTGCACCACTGTTCAGCCGTCATGTCAGGGATAGCGGTCACGCCAACAGCAACCGCGCCAGAGTGTTCCATCTCGCCCTTAGTCTCTGAAACGTCCGGCACAATCTTCTTGAGCAGCCCGAGAGCCGCACGAACCTGCCCGTCAGTCATTTCCTTCTTTGCAAAGACTTTTGTAGTCAGATTGCCAAGTGCATAATTCTGCAACCGATTTATAAGCTGTGTCCCCTTGATCTTGAGCTTTATCTCTTCGGTGTGCTTGGGGCGTAGTTTGCGCGCTGCCATTTCGTGCCTTTCGCTGGGGTAGCCCAGTTAATTGCGGATAAAAAAATACCCTCGCTAGGAGGGTTTGTGTTGTGCCATCTGGCTACGCTCTCGCGCTGGCACATGTGCAGTAGGGATGAGCTTCGCAATGATTTCTTTGGGCGTGCGTCTGCCCGTGATTGAGCATAGTACTGATTTTTATAATTATGTCAACATTAACAATGTCGCAAAACATATCCTGATAGCGGTTTATCCGACAGTCTGGCGAAATCCTTTATTCGGACTGTCGGATATTACTCGTTAGGGGTCATCTAAGTTTGCGATCTATCAAAGTGCAAAGTTCCGCATTCCCACCGCTCAACAGACGCGCATTCCCGATATGGTCGACGGTATCAACCAAAACATACATAGCCGTAACACCATTCTTACGGCAAGCCGTTCTAAACGCTTGGTCAAATCCGAATCGGTGCGAAATCGGCGCACTTGGAATTTCTAAGCTGTTATCAACACCGAGGGCTTTGTGCATCATTTCATGCGCGGAAACGATATTACCTTTGTGCAGTTGGTCATGCGCTTGGGCTACCACTTCGGTCGCGGTCGATTATTGTCAGTTCTGTTGCTGGTGCGTTCATTGCTTTTCCCCTTAAAATGGCTTGTCGCCTATATCAAAATCAAATCCGCCATTCTTGGCCGGTGCTGGTCTTTGCTGCTGTTGCTGCTCTTGCTTCGGTTGCGATGCCTTCGCCAGTCTCAGCACAACCTCAGAAAAATCCTTGCTCATGAATACATGGTTCCAGTATTTTCCTGTGCTTCCCTTCGTGCTGGGGCCGCTGACAAACTCGCCATCGCTGCCCGATACAATGCGGCATCCCTTCACCTCAATGAACGGATCTTTACCCTCCTGGCTGGCAATCATCAGATTAAATTGCGGGTATTTTCCGTCGAACCACTTTACTGACAGCTTCATGTTGTCCTCTTTGAAATTATGGTTTGAATTAAAAGCTCTACTTCTGCGTCGAAGGCTCTCACCTCGCGCTCAAGGTCGGCAATCTCTTGAGCAGTTGGCGTAAAACGGATTTGCAGGTAGCCATCCTCTTCGGGCAAGTCCGGGTCGAAGGCCACAAAGTCAGCCCACTTGCGGCGGGTGCAGGCCAGTTGCCAGAGCATTTGCAATTTGTACTTCTGCGGGATTTCGCCGGATAGTTTGTACTCAATGAATGTCGCTGTGTTTGGGCATTTCGCCTCCCATACGCCATCATCACCAATGAGGCCATCTGGACTTGCTCCGCTGCGCTCAATGAACGGGTGCAGGATAAATTCGGAGCCTGTGCCTTCCACCATCACGCCGTTTCGCAACTCGTATTGCATGCGCGCCATGGCCTCAAATTCAGTGCCGTGTTCAAGTGCTGCACTGGTGAAGCTATCGCGGTGCGGCTTTCCGGTCAGTCGACTGGCGGCGAGTTCGGCGGCGTAGTTTCCGCGCGTCACTCCCTTGCCTTTTGCGAGCATTCCAGCGATGCGGCTTGCCGTGATGCACCCTATGCGCTTGGGGTCGAGGTCGCTCATCACCATCCCCTCTTATCAATTTTGGCCTGGCGCTCATCTGCGCATGTTCCGATGCAAAAAACATAATCCTTGCTGGCACCAAGCTGCTTCAATTCTGCCAATGGCCTTTGCGTGTCACAGGCGTAGCATTTCCTATAGCCATGCTTAGGCGATGATCTATGAGCCTGTTTTGTCCTAATGATAGGTACCGCAACCATTCGCGCTTGCCCAGCGCACAACTCTCCCCATCCTGGCATCGGTGGCACATCCTCAATTCGCCCCTTACGGACAATCTGCGTCATGTCGTTTGCTGAGTGCTCACGTTGTGTGTTGTTCATAGTTTCGCCAATCGTGAATTTTTCGCCTCGTTAAGCATGTCCTGTGCCTTCTGGTCGCGCAGTTCGGAGGCTTCGCACAGGGCGGGTAGGTAGGCGGATTGCAGCTCTTTTTTGCTTGCTGCTGTGTCTATCTTTTCGAGGTGGGCGTTAAGCACTTCCAGAGGCATGGAGCCGCCAGCATCGCCAGAGCCGCGCCCATCATCGTCCTGATCTGATGTCGCACAGCCACATATCGCAAGCAGTGTGTAGCGCTGGAGATAGGACACCGTCGAACCCACCGCCTGAATGGAATTTTTCCCGCCCGATTCGTCCGCCCCAGCCTCCAGGCTCACCGATTCCTGATGCCCCATGTTGTGCATCAGCGTGCATGTTACTTTGATTTTTCCTTCCTGCGAGGTTGCCCAGCGATAGGACAGTCCATGCCGCGCCAGTGCAGCGCCGATGATGTTGCAGATGTTGCCAAGCGTTGCATGGTCGTAAGCCGTGGTTCCCTTCTGCGTGGTGAAGCTGACGTGCTTGTCTTTGTTGATCGTCAGCGGCTCGGCCTTGAACTCCGCCAGCGCGGCCACAAACGCTTTGCGCGCCTCGTTAGCCTCATGCCGCTCCTGCAAGGCCATCAGCTTTTCGATCTTGTCCACGTCCGCACCCTGGCGCACCGCCATAGCCAGCATCGCCATCGGGCTATTGTCAGCAGGCCTGTCCTGATATTCTCCCAAGCCCTGCAAGTCGCGCTTGCGGCTTCCTTCGATTACTACCAGTTTTGTATCTTCGTTTGGTTCCATTTTTTCACTCCATCATTAAAATAATTAACCTTTAATTCCTCTTGTGTCAACATATCAATTAACCATCAGGAATGAATTTGCCAGCATCAGCACGATCACCAGCAGTAGGGCGGCGGTCAGCAACTCCATGCAGGCGGTTTTAAGTTTTTCCCTCATCATCAGTCGCCTTGCCAAGTAACGCCACTGGATTTGTTAAAAGCTGGGCAGCTTCCCATCGGAATTGCCCCGGCTGCTGCGCGGCGAGCTTTCAATTCAGCTTGTGCAATGGCTGCGCGTTCATTTCGTATCAGAGTTTTGTTGATGATTTCTCGGCTTTCGCGTATCGCGCCGATCACGGTTTCAAATTGAAGCTGATTCATTTTGCTCTCCTTGGTAATTGTTATCTGACGGTTGCCATATTAAAATGCGTATTAAAATAAAGCAAGCGATATTTTAATTTGTTTTCAACAAAGACGTTTCCGAATGAATTAAAAACAAATCGCTTGCATTTTAACCAAAATTTAATTTACACTGCGCGGCATGGAAAAGAAACCGGAAAATATTGAAGCTTACAATCGGGCGGTTCAGCACTTTGGAACCCCGCTGGATGTTGGCATAGCCCTTGGCTACTGCGGCAAGCGTGCTGACAAGGCAACCATCCAGAAGGTGCGCTCACGCATAGCAATGTGGCGCAGGTATGGTGTGCCGAAGCTGGCACAGAAGAAGCTCGACAAGATTTACAAGAAGGCGAACCAATCCGAAAGCGCATGATGTGCGTTTTGGGCAGGGCTCTCCTCTGCTGTAGTTTTACGGGTGGTGTTTGAGACCGCCACCCGTTTTTTTAAAGCTGTTGCAAGGTTTTAAATTTTAGTGGTAGGATTCTGTTGTCGGGCGTAACGAGCCTGCCAACCAACACAGGGTATCAAAATGCAATCACTCAGTTTCTTTCAGGTAGCGCGGATGGGATTTTACCCTGTCGCCTTGTGCTGGTTAAAATCCTGCGGTTCGTTACCGTGCGCGCTACCTAAAGGAAATTGAATGCATCGCGGCTATATAAAAATCTGGCGCAAGATCAAGGATAGCGGGTTGTATCAACTACCAGAAACCCTCGCGCTGTTCCTGCACCTACTAACCGAAGCAACGCACCAGACAAGGCGCGTGGGAACCGTAAAATTGGAGCGTGGGCAGTATATGTCTGGCCGAATTCAGCTTGCCGCCGAACTACAGCAGACCGAGCGAAAAATAAGGACAGGCCTTGAGAGATTGCAGGAGCTTGAAATAATTACGGTAGAAGCGTCCAGCCGATTTAGTATTTATACTATTGTAAATTATAACAATTATCAGGATTTCGACCAGCAATCGACCAGCGACCGACCAGCAAGCGACCAGCAAGCGACCAGCGACCGACCAGCAAGCGACCAGCAAGCGACCACTAAACAAGAACATAAACACATAACACATAACACAGAAGGCATTAAGAAAGAAACATGCGCTTTCGTACTGCCCGACTGGATCGACAAAACCCAATGGGATTTGTGGATGAAAACCCGCAAGGGGAAAAAGATGATCCCAGAGCAGATGCAGAAGCAGGTGGAAAAACTCAAGGGTTGGCGCGATGAAGGGAAAGACCACTGCGGGGCTTTGGCAAATTCAGCACTGAACGGGTGGACTGGATTATTTTTGCCGGATAGTGCCAAAAATGGCACTCGGCTAACTGCACAGCAGCAGCGCGACGAAAATAACCGCAAGTCATCGCAGGATTTTATCAACGGGAATATTTCAATACCGGGAATGGGAAGGGTGATCGAGCATGAATAACAACCAGCGCAAGGAATTCTCCGACCTCATGGATTCGGTTATGCCGATTTATCGGATGGAGGCCAGTTCAGCAACCAAGACGCTTTGGTGGAACCTGCTTGCAGGCTATGAGCTTCCCGATGTTGCCAACGCTTTTGCGGAATATCTCCGGTCAAACAAATTCGCGCCCACCCCTGCGGATATTGTCGCCATGGTGGACAAACTAAAACCAGATGGCAGGCCTGGAGCTGATGAAGCGTGGTCTATGATCCCCCGCGACGAATACGCCAGCGCCGTGCTGAACGAGGAAATGATGGCTGCTTTGGGCATAGCGCAACCGCTGCTAAATGAGGGCGATCAAGTGGCGGCACGGATGGCTTTCAAGGAAGCGTACACACGGCTTGTTGATTCCTCAAAACGCGCCGGTACGCCCGTTCGCTGGTTTCCTTCGTTGGGCGACGACAAGAACGGTCGAGAGAGTGTGCTGATTGAGGCGGTAAGGCTGGGCAGGTTGCCACGCTCTCAAGTTGTCGAGCTGCTGCCATACGCAAATATCCCAGAGCAAACGCAAGTTGCACAGTTGATCGGAAATTCCAAGCTTTTGAAAGGTGGCGACCATGGCAGATTGTGAAATAAACGGGTGCCCAAAAATCGGACACATCAAGGTTGAAGGGCATTGGAATTGCCGCTATCACTATGCCGCCCGGACTGAAAGGCTCGTTCCTATCACGCTGGCATTGAAAAATTACTCGATGGATTTTGATTGGTACGAAACATTGCTTAATCTGAATACGGTTGATTTTTATTTCGGCTATGTAGCGCGACTTGCACCGTTCGGATTTGAAGTATTGCCGACCGACACGATCCAGAGCTACAAGCTGCGCGTTAAGGCAAAAATTGACGGATTGCTGACACGATGAAGACCCTAGCCGAAACCTACCTAGAAAACGCAATCTGGATACGAGAAATGAAGAAAGCCGGAGGAAAGCCCGTGCAGCAGATTAATGAGGACATCAAGCGCCTACAGGCTGACGTGCTGGCGGAGCGCGATGCGAAGCTGCGGGAAGAAATGGGGATGTTGCCATGAAATATAAAATCTTCGCCAAATTCCCGGACGGAACAACTGACACGATGGAATTGCCTGCAAACCATCCAGCTATTGCAATGGGCATGGCTTGCATAATGTGGGAAAACAAGGGAAGAATTGACGCGCCTATTTTTGTTTCAATCGAGGCGATTAAGCCATGAAAAGCGAACGCGCAAAGTACACAACCGCCAGCATCATTCTGCGCACAGAGGAGGCGCAAGTGCTGGCATATAACAGGCTGATGGCTGCGCCGATTGACCCAGATAGGCCGCTTGAAATGATAATCAGGGAGGTTCAGAAAGCGCGCACCGGAGACCAAAATTCTGCAATGTGGGCTGGGCCGCTCAAGGACATCAGCGAACAGGCGTGGGTTCAGGGGCGAGTATTCCCGGCCAAGGTCTGGAATGAGTTTTTTAAGGAGGCGTTCCTACCGGAGGAAGCAGAGGAAGGTATCACCAAGGAAGGCTATCAGAAGTGGGCTACAACACCATCGGGCAAGCGCGTGCTGGTGGGTAGCTCAACCGACCTGACTTCGCGCGGCTTTGGGCTGTATATGGAAGAATTGACCGCATACGGGGCTAATCTGGGCGTTAGGTTTCATGCATCACCAAGAGAGGGCAGGGGGTAATGCAAACCAAGGAGCAGCGGTTCGAGGCTCTTGTGCGGCTGGGTTGCATCGTTTGCCACATTGCAGGCCTTGGGCGCACCGATCCATGCATCCACCACCTGCTGGGCATCAAGTACCGCGCAACAGGCAAGAAGGCGCACTGGCGGCACACGATACCGCTCTGCCCCACGCACCACGATGGCAAGAGCCGAATTCACCCGAGCGCCCACGGGAATCCTCTGCTGTTCAAGCAAATGTATGGCACGCAGGAGGATTTGCTTAACGCAACAAACGATTTACTAAAACGCAATTTAATTTAATCAAAGGAGGCAATATGCAATTTGAACTTGATAAAAATCTGGCTGTACTGGTAAATCTCAACCTTCGCGCAGAAATGCACGGAGAGGATAAAGTGACCGCCGCCGACCTTAAAATTCGCGTTGATCTGGGCAATGAATGCCTTGCGATGTTCG